CAAGCAAATTATCGTTGGCATCTCTGTAAAAGGCGAAGTCAATCGACCCATAGCTGGCATCGGTCAGCGGGTCGGTGTTCAGCCCGGCCATGATCTGCGTGTTGCCCGTCAGAATGAACGACACGGATGCTGCGCCCGTGTAGCTCGATGTCGAGAATGCATCCGCGTCCCATCCTGTGCCGACGCCTGGGGACGCGTAGCTTTTCAGAACGGTAGTGCCGATTACGACGGCACCGCCGCGCGTCCCAATGCCAAACGCGGGGCCGCGGTACAGGGACCAAGTGTAGGCTGCAGGCGAGGTCGGCTCCGTAGCGGAAGGCAGGTTCGCGCTGACCCCAATGAATCCGCGCGTGCCTGGCTCGCCGGTCGTGAAGTCTAGCGTCCCATCCGGCGAGTTCGCATAGGCATAGGCTGTGTAGCTGCTGACGCCGTTCGCACCGGGAGCACCCGGTATGCCATTGTCGCCGCGGGTACCGGGCGCGCCATCGACGCCGGCCGATCCCGATGCGTTAAACGTGATGTCCGTGATCCGCCCGCCCGCGCCATCGGCGATCGCCGCATCGAAGTAGAGCAGTAGCCCGGCAGGGACCGGCAGCTGGCGGATGACGACACCGCCGACCAGATAGGTGATCGTCTTGTTGTCGTAGATAATCTGAAATGTGCGGTTTCCGTCGTTCCCGCCGGGCAGCATGTAGATCTGCACGCCGCTCTCGTAGATGTACGAATTGCCATTGCCCGAACAGTGCCAGGCATAGTCGATCGTTTCATAGCCATCGCCGTTGCTTGGATCGGTATTCAGCCCCGCAATCGTTGATGCAGTTGCGAGCTTGAACGACGTTTGCGCGCCGCCCTTCCACCCCTCGGTGGAGTAGCCCCCACCCGTATTCCAGCCACCGCTCTGCCGCTTGATCAGACTTGCGCCGACAGCCTCTACATTGCCGGAGCCAGTGAGGCCGAACGATGCCGGACCGACGTATTTCGCCCAGCTATATGCAGCCGGATTACTGCTGTCCGCAGGCGTGAAGTCGGAATAGACGCCCACGAATGCCCGCCCAGCCGGCCCGCCGGTCGTGAAGTCGATCAGACCATCTGGCGAGTTCGCATAGGCATAATGGACATAGCTGGTTTGACCGTTGGCACCAGGCGCGCCGGGCGCTCCATCGGACCCGTTGAAACCGTCTCGCCCATTTGTGCCGTCCCGACCATCGACGCCGGCCGTCGCAAACACGCGCCAAAAATCATTTTCGGTGGTGGGCAGCGATGGCGGGGCGTTTCCTGTGCTCGCCGCGGCATTGATGTATTGCCAGGTCGAGCCGTCATACTGGACGACGTCGCCCTCACCATAGGACAGTGTGGCATCGTACGGGCCGCGCGGAACAAGGACGATCGGCGCCCGCGCGATCGGCGCGGCCTTGCTCAAGCCCTCGATCGTCAGAGACAGCTTGCTGACGTTCGCTTCGACCTCGATCGCGAAGTCCTTGAAGAACCCATAGACGATGAGGCTGTCGAGGCCCGTTTGCCCGATCCAGAGCGACGGCTGCGCCCGAACCGTCGCGATACGGTTCGCAACCACGTCGACCGCGTCCGTCCTGATCAGGGCCTTGGCCGTCATCCGCTTCGACCACGCACGCTCGACGATCGTCACCGCGCCGAAGTCGTCGACCACCTTGCGGCTGTAGTCGGTGATCCCCGCAGTGGGCGATGCCTCGGTGATGCCGAGCCCGACAAGCTTGCCGACCATCAGAGTCCCGATCGCAACGCTGCTGCCGGTGGTCGTCACGGTGACGCGGGTAATATTGGCGGGCAGATCGAGGAACGTGATCGCACCCGCGCCCGCCGCGATCGTCCGGTCATAGCCGGCTGCTTGGACGCGGACGCTCGTGGCGGTGACGTCGAGCAATGCCACCGCCTGGATGGCCGGCGCGTCAATCGTTACCGCGACCGAACTAGCGGCCGTCGTCAACGTGCCGAGCGCCTGGTCGAACATCGCCCACCGCTTGGTCGGTCCAAGGTCGATCCATTTGCCGGACACGCCCGCCGGATCGTTGCCGACATTGCCGGCGCTCGCGGACTCGTAGAGGCGGTGCGTTGTCGCCTTGATGACCCGCGCGCCCCGCGGATACGCGGTCTGCGCGGACCACTCCGCTGCATCGTTCTCCGGAACGTTGCTCGACACCAGATTTGAGGTGGTGATCGTAGCGGGCTGGAGCAGCAGCAGCGTCGAGGCGCCGGTCACCGCCGGATCGATCCCAGTGTCCGCGACGGTTGCCGTCTCGGCCAATCCTTCGACCGTCAGCGTGCAGTAGCTGAGTGGCGGCACGGCGTGGTCGAGGTCGAAGTCCTTGTAGAAGCCGCGCACCGACAGCCATGCGATCTGCTCGTCCGCCACCCACAGGGCCGACGAGGCCCGCAGGCTCGCCAGCCGCTGCTGCAAGGCCGAAACGCTATCGAACGGCACGGCCAGCTTCACCGACATCTTGCGCGAGAAGGTGCGCTCGACGACCGTCGTCACCCCGTAGTCGTCGGTCACCCGCCGGCTATAATCGGTAATGCCGATCGTCGGCGTGGCTTCGGTGTCGCCGAGCTCGATCGACGTCCCGTTGTCGAGAACGACCTTCATGCTGCAGCAACCGTAGCGATAGCGTCACCGCCGCTCTGCGCTGTCACGTCGTCGAGCTTCTTCGCCGTCCGGCCGGTGTTCGCTGCGATGGTGGTGAGGGCGGCCGTCAGGTCAGTGCGCATCTGGGTCATTTCGTTCCGCAGGGCGCGGTTCTCGGTGACCTGATCGTCGTTCGCCGCTGTCATGGTCGTCACAGGCTGCGATGCGCCCACGACATCCTGCGAGGTTGCAATCGCGCTGCCGACCTTGGTCAGCGCTGCTACGACGCCGTAGGTCGCCTCCAGGCTGGCGGCGGTCTGCGCCTGCACGCGGGCCAGCTCCTGACGGCTGGTCGCCTGTTCTGCCGCGGCAGTGAGCAGCGATTGGCTTAGCGCCGGGAGGCTCTTCGCCGCGTCCTGATCGCCACCGCGCGCCGCAGCGGTCGCAGCGTTGAACTGGCTCTGCAACACCGCGAAGCTGTTACCGCCCGCAGCATCGGTCAGGCCGCGGATCCGCTTCACCTCGTCCATGATGCTGTTGCCGACCGACGTCCATGCATCGGAGAGCGCCTTGGCGGCCGACGCTGCGGCCTGAGCGTCTTGCATGGCATAGATCTCCTGCTGCAAACCGCGGTTGCTGGCATCGAGCTTGGCGAGATCGAGCGCGCGGATCGCGGCCGTGTCGCCCTGCAATTCGAGAAGCTGACGCTGGAGATCCTGCCGCTCGCTCGCGATGTCCGCCGCGCTCTTCGCGCCCTCCATGGACGCCTGCAGGTCGGCGAAGGCCGGGGCGAGTTGCAGCAGCGTCGCATAGGTTGCCTGGCCCGCCGCGCTCGTCAGGTCTTGCGCCTCGACCAGCTGACGGAAGCCCGCCAGCGTTTCGGGCATCACCATGCCGAGGCTGCTGAACACGCCGGCGAACTGCACCGTCTTCGCGGCTGCCTGCTCTTCCTTGGTGTAGAAGGACTCGAAATAGGAGTCGGCCGCCGAGGCCAGCGCGGACACGCTGTCGAACTGGTCGGCAAGACCGAGCTTCGCCGCGATGCCCATCGTCTGCGCGCTGGTGCCGAGCAGGTCGAGCGACGCGCCGACCGCCTCGACGGTCGAGGCGACGCGAACGAGCGTTTCGAACGTGCCTTCGCCGACCTTCTGGAACTGTGCGACGGCCGGGAAAGCCGCAGCCGCCATGCCATCGGCCGCGGCGCCGAAGATCGCGGTCAGCTTCTCCTGGATCTGCTCGCCGGTCAGGTCCTTCAGGTCGATCTTGCCGATGTTGACGACGAAGCTGTTGAGGCGGTTCTGGATGTCGCCGGTCGCGGCGCCCAGCGGCCCGGCCGACGCGATGATCGCATCGTTGAACTGCCGCAGGATTAGCGTGAACTGGTTTTCGAGCGCAGGATCCGCCGCGCCGTACTGCGTCGAATATTTCGTGCCGGTCGAAATCCCGAGGAACGACGACTTCTTCTTCACGTCCGAATAATAGGAGGCGTCGAAGCCGCTGTTGAGGATGTTGCCGACCGACTGCGGCCCGCCCGACAGGCCGTTACCGATGACCGAGGTCTTCGTGCCAAACAGTCCGCTCAGGATGCTGCCGATCACCGGGATCTTGGTCAGCACCGCGCCGATGCCGGCACCGATCGGGCCGCCGATCGCCATGCCGATGCCTGCCATCGTTGCCGTGGCGTTGCTCTTGAACCCGGTGTTGACCCCGGCATTCGCATCGATGTTGCCGGCGCGGACGACGAGCATTGCCACGCCGCCGATCTGGCTGTCGATCGACTTGAGCGACGCGGCCATGTCGCGCGAGTAGGACAGCATCACGGTGTCGACGTCCTTCAGGGCATCGATGGCGTTTCGGATGCTCTCGCTCTTGGCCGAGGAATCGCCGAGGACGGTGCCGGTGCCGGTGTTGGTGGGCGCCAGGTCGTTCTTGCCGCCACCACCGAACGAGCCGGCGACCGACACGCCGATCCCGGCGAGCGCGGCGACCGTCGCGGCGCCCGCAGCGATGTTGAGCGGGAAGGGGAGGCTCTTGATCGCGTTGACCACGGCCTCGGTCGCCCCGACGGCGATACGCGCCACGCTATTAGCGATCTTGCTGCCGGTCTCGATCGCATCCTGGGCGATCGCACGAACCGACATCGCGAACTGGACGAGGCGGAATGCCTTTTCGGCAGTCGCCAACGCCTGATAGCCGGTCGAGCCTTCCTTGAAGAACCCCTTGGCCGCCGCGGTCATGTCGCCGAACGCGCTGATCTGCTGCGACGACGACCGCAGCGAAAAGAGCCGGTTCTCGCGATCGATCTTCTTCTGATCGTCGCCCGCCGCATCGATCGCGGCCTTGTGCGCTTCCTGTAGCTTGGCTTGGTCGGCGTAATAGCCGGTCATGACGGTCAGCGCGTCGCCGATCGCCGCGCCGGCATTGCCGAACGCATCGGCCATCCCCTGCGCGGCGCGCTGCGCGGTCTGATCGATCGTGTCGAACAGATCCGCCGTGGCGCGCAGCTCGGCATTGAGCGCCGCCTGCGCTTCGGTCACCTGCTGCGCGCCGACCGCGATATCGACCTGCTGCTTGACATAGGCCGCGCGGTCGCCGGGATTGTACTTCTGCGCCTCCTGCGTGGCCTTGAGTGTCGCAAGCGCGCGCACCCGCTCCATGTCGGTCGCGCCGACGAGGCGAAGCTCCTCACGCATCTGGGCGAGGCGGTCGTTGCCGGATGCCATGTCGGTGTTGAATTGCGCGCTGCGCTCGGCCGTGGTGAGATCGGCGCGCGCGGCGCGCTGGTCGGCCAGCGCCTTGGTCGCGCGATCGGCCTCGGTCGTCAGGCCCCGCGTACGGGCAGCCTCGATCGCGGCGAGCAATGGCAGATCCGCGATCTGATCCTTGACCAATTCGGCCGCCCGCGCGGCAGGCAGGAGGCCAGCTGCGACCTGCGCGTTGACCAGCATCTGCGCCGCGGCCTGGTCGCGCGCGGTCGCGGTCGACTTGGCGACGTCCGAGACGCGCTGTGCGATCGCCAAGCGCACCTGACGGTCGACCGACGCCTCGATGTCGGCGCGCTGCTTGATCGCCTTGCTCTCGGCCTTCACGCGCGCCTCGGCGATCAGCTCCGCAGCACCGGAGACGCCATAGGCATCCGCCAGCTTGTACAGGTTGCGGATCTGCGCCTCGATTGCCTCCGAATCGCGCACGAGCGACGCCGCATGGCTGTCGACGGGCGTCTTCTTCGGCGTGCGATCCGCCTTGATCTCATTGGCCTTCTTCAGCAGCCGCTCCTGCGACTTGCTGATGATGTTCTCGGCAGCGGTCGCGAAGAACTTGTTCGTCCCGTTGACCACCTGCTCGGCGCCCTGCGCGTATCCTTTGCCGAATGCCTTGCCGAGGCTGCTGCCAGCGCTGGTCACGGCTGCTGCGGCATCGCTCTGGCCCATGGCCTTCAGGATCGGACCGGCGAAGTCGCTGATCGCGCTGCCGATCGACTTCAGCCAGCCAGCAACGCGGTTGTAGATGGCGTTGAAGATCTGGGCGATGCCGTTGCCGGCCCACTGGGCTGCGGCGACGACGGGGGCGAAGAACTGCGCGACGGCCGTGGCTGCGGCCGAGACATAGGCCGACACCGACGTCGAGATGCTGCTCCATAGCTCGACGATCGCGGCATAGGTGCCGGTGAACGTGCCATAGATCGACGCGAGAAAGCCCTGCACCTGCTGCGCGTCGTTCGGCGAAAACAGATAGTCCATGAGCGACTTGCCCGACCCGCCCAGGTTGAGCCCGTCGGTGATCGTCTTCCAGACGCCGGCAACCATGTCGCCGGTCGTGACCGACTGATCGCCGAGCTTCTTCATCTCCTTGTGCGTCAGCCCGAGACCTTCGGCGAACTTCTTCATGCCGGCGTCTTCGTTGATCTGCTCCTTCCACCGGTAGAGGGCGACGCCCGCGACGCTTGCGACGGCGATCACCGGCGCGAAGGCAAGCGCGAGCCCACCCATCTGCATGGCGAAGCCCTTCACGCCGCCCTCGGCCATCTGCGCGACCTGGAAGATTTGGCCCGCCTGGCTGGCGAAGATCTGGAACGGAGCCGCGCCCATGGCGGCCATCGTCGCGACGTCGTTCAGCTGGAACGACAGCTGCGTGAGCGTGCCTTTGCCCTTCTTGGCGACCCGATCCATATCGTCCTGCGCCTGAGTGCTCTGGCGCAGGCGGCCGGTCAGCACCTCCTGCTGGCGCGCATATTCCGCGGGCGCGGTCGCACCGGCATGGTACAGCCGCGTCGACTCCGCGATCTCGGCGTTGAGCTTCCTCGTCGACGCATAGAGAGGATCGGTCGACATGCGCAGCTGCTCGGCAGCTGCCGCGTCGGCGACTTGGGCATCGTGCGACGCGCGCACGGTCGACGCCAGCAGGACGTGCTCGCGCGCCAGCTGCTCGGTCGCCAAACCCTCGAGGCGCATGGCGGCCGCATTGGCCTCGCGCTTCGCTGACTCGTCGATCGCCTGCTGCGCGCCATAGTCGCGCATGCCCTGCTTGGCGCGCGCCTCGAACATCGCGCTGGCGAGCGCTGCTTCACGACGCGCCTGCGCATCGAGCGCAGCGGCCGCGGCAAGGCTCGCTGCCTCTTCCTCGCGCAGCGCCACCACACCGGCTTTCACGCGGGCCTCGAACATCTGGTGCGCATAGGCGGCCTGCCGCAGCGCTTCCGCCTCGGCGGTTACCGCGGCCGCGGCCTGATTGGTCGCGTTGACGAGTGCCAGCTCCTCGCTGCGGATCCGCTGGGCGAGCTCGGTCAGGCCCTGCTGCTCGGCTGCCAGCGCGGCGAACTCAGCCTTCGCGCTGCGAACCTCCTCACGGGTCTTGCCGAACACGCTGTTCTGCCGCTCGAGCTGCGCCACGAGCCGCTCGCCAGCCTTTTCGGCGCTCGCGATCGCCTGCCGCGCGGTCTGCATTTCGCGTGACGTCGCATTGCCGAACGCGACCACATTCGTTGTGCTGGCTCCGAGGTCGACCATGTCCCGGGTCGCGCGCTCGATCCGGTTCGCATCGGCGAGCACCTTGGCCTCAGTCGAGGCCATGGCGTCCTGCAGTTGCATCAGACCACCGAAGGAATCGCCGGTGTCGATGACAAAGCCGACCTCAAGCCTCGGGGAGGAGTCGTCCATGGACATGTGTCATCCTCCCCGTTTGATCAGCCCAGCACTGCGCGGAGCTGGGCTTCTTCGATTTCAAGCTCGCGCTGTGTGACCGGCGCCCGCCATGGTGGCGGGCAGTTCTCGCTTTCAGCGGCCCGCCCCTCGTCGAGGTAGGCTTTCGACAGCTTGCGGATCAGCCGCGCTTCCCATGGCTCAAGGCGCACGCAGGTATTGCCCTGCCACGCCGCCAATTCGCACGAACTGATCGGGGCCGCGCCCATACCGGCCGCCTCGACCAGCCCCATTTCGATGAGCCAGTCCGTGATATGCGGCGCCGGATTGGGCGGCATCTGCGGATCGATCTTCTTCCGCTTCAGCTCGGCGATCCGGCTAAGCTTCGGCGCGGCCGCTTCTTCCTTCCCGCGCCGGCTGCGGGCATCCGGCTTCGGCGTGGCATGCAGCCAAGCCATCTGCCGGACGTAGAGGGTCAGGCCGCCTTCGAGGCGGCGCTGAAGTTTCCCCAGTCGCCGACGAACTTTGCGACCTGCTTGGTGATGAAGCCGAGGCCCTGGTTCGCATAGACGGCGCGATAGAGGTCTTCGCCGGTGACCGGGTCGGCCGCACCGTCGGGCTGATATTCGAAATTCTCAAAGCCCGCGGTGATTGCGGCGAGATCCTCGGCGGTCTCGGCGATGCGCTCTTCCGGCGTCGCAGCGGTGATCTTGCCGTCATTGTCCTGCATGCGCTTCAGCGCGCGGGCCGACTGACGAGATTCGACGACGCCATAAGCCTTGCTGCCCGGGCCATGGACCAGGATACGAACGGGAAGGGTCCGCTCGTCATCGGCGAACAGCAACTCGCCGGCCGGGTTCTTGAGGTGGAGAGCGGTCGTCGCGGCGACGGCGAGTGAGGCAATGTTGAGCTTCATGGAATGTGTCCTTCGCGGGAGGATGGTGCGCCAGCCCGGCTCGCGACCCGCGACGACGGGCCGAGCTGGCACATAGAGACCGGCGTCGCGGGCGCCGGGTAGGGAGAGGATTAGGTCGCGGCGACCTTGATGACCTTGGTGCAGATCTCGATCGTCGGCGTCGCCATCAGCATGCTGTCCGCGCCGTCCGCGGTTTCGGGCGAACCGAACGAGCGACCCTGGAAGTACCGCTTCGCGCCGTCCTGATAGGTGACGCGGAACGAGTAGAGCTTCTGCGTCTCGTCATCGGACGCCGTCTGCAGGATGGTCTGGCCGGCATCGAGGCTGTCGATGGCGATCGAGGGCTGCAGCGCCCCATAGTCGGCCGAGCCCTTGTACTTCTGCTTGGCGCCCTTCAGCGGCTGGAACTCGACCTTCGCAAAGCTGGCGCCGAACGAGCCGAGCTTCTCGACCTGGTTGATTTCGGTGAAGGTGAGGGCCGCATAGCCGGTCGCGTCGAGCGTGGCAGGCGTTGCGGCCGAGATAGCAAGCGCCGAGCCTGCTGCAGTCTGAGAACCCATGGTCTTGCTCCTGGTAACGTAACGCCGGAAAGCCCGGCCGGTGATCGCCCGCCGGGCGGCGGGTTAGGGGGTTAGCTCTTGGCCTTGGCGGTGCGCGGCGCGCGGGGGCGCTTCGGCTTGGCTGGCGACGACGGGGCGTCGGTCACGGGCTTCTCGACGGATGCCTCGACCAGCCCGGCCGCGCGGTAATTCGCGAACTCGCCTGCGGTGAGCTCTTCCGTCGCTCCCGCAACGAACTTGCGATCGCTGCCGGCATCGTTGAAATCGGTCGTGATGGTCGCGCTGACCATCTTCGGGGTTGCGGACATTCTGGTCTCCTCTCGTGGTCAGGCAGGGGCGTCGAAGCTGACGCGGAAATCCTGTGTCTGTTCGAAGCTGTTGCCGGGGCCGCGCAGGTCGGGGCCGCGGCCAGCGGTCAGCACGGAAACATTGTCGGCCCCGGCGATGCTGCCGGTGCGCCCCGCGCAGGCCTTCACGACGAGCTTTATCGCAGCGACCTGGTCGCGGTAGCTCGCGGCCCGCGCGGTGACCGAAATGCGCTCGATGGTGCGCACAGTGGCCCCACGCTTCAGCATCTGCCGCTCGACGTTGCTGGTCATCCGGACCAACAGCGTCGTCAGCGCGACACCATCCGGAAGCGCGCCGGCTTTGATCTGACCCGCGGGAATGGCCGCGATCAACGGCTCGTCCGAGTTGAGCAGCTCGCCAACGATATCGACACCGGTCATGCGTCTTCGCCTTCCGGTTCGGCGGTGCCGACGATCCCCGAGCGGGTCACGCGCGCGTTGATGAAGCTCTGCGCCGCGGCGACCGCTTCGGCGCCCTTGATGTCGAGCGCTGGGCGTAAGAATGGGTTCGGCTTGGCGCCCGGGTGGAAAATGGTGTCGCCAACGAACTTGCCGCCGATGACCATCGTGCGCTTGTCCGTGGCGTTGATGCGCGCGACGCTCTTGCCGCCGCTTTCGTCTTTCGAGACCGAGATGAAATGCGCGTCGGTGCCATATTCGAGCCAGTTGGCAATCGAGCGGCCCCAGCCCTTTCGAACGGCGATCGTCACCGTCAGGCGCCCAGCCTCCGACTTGCTCCGCATTTCGAGCGCTTCGTCGACATCAGACGAAATTGACCGCTCCTTTGCCTCGGCTAGGATGATCTTGCCGCCGGCCCGCGCCGCGCCGCGCAGCAGCTTATTCTCCACCTCGGCAGGCAACTGCGCGATGTAGCGGCGAACCGATTGGCCGCCCCGGCTGGTAGCCATCAGGCGCCGTTCCCGGCCGTGCTGTACTCCTCGACCATGAACTCGACGCCCGAGCGCTGCCGGATGATCGCGGGGCCCGCGATGATCTGCATGATCCGATCGCCCATCACGAACCGCATATTGCTCGTGATGTCGTCCCGGATCCGCATGCGGACCCGGGCTGGCCGGGTGGCGACATTGATGCCCTCGGCGAGCTTCTCGCCGCGGCTGGGCAGCATATCGACGACGCCCGCCCAGACCTCGTCTTCAACCAACTCCCATTTGCCGGATCCCGCACCGTCGAAGGCCTCATCGGCAACGGGGCGCTCGATGCGGATAACGTCGGGCAATTCGCCGGCAGTGAGCTGGGTCATACGACGAACTTGCGCAGGGGAGCGATGAGGAACGTGATCGCCAACGGCAATTCCGTCAGGTTTTGCCCCGCCGCCTCGCGATTGGCGTACCATTGCCCAACGAGCAGGAGCACCGCCTGCGCTGCAACAGCGCGATCGCGCACCGCCGTCGTCGATAGATCGTTGACGAAGTCGCACCCTGTGGCGCCCTCAATCGCTCGAACCGCTGCTGCGATGAGGATGACGAGATATGCGTCCTCGCGGCTGGACGATCCGAGGCGAAGGTGCGTCTTCACGTCCGAGAGGGTGACGAGCTCAGCCACGGGTGAAATCACGCCCATCGCGCCCCTTCTTAACCGCCAGCCGCCAGCCGGTGTCGGGGCCGTCCGGCTTATCGCCGGTATCCTTCTGCGCGATCCAGAGTGAACCGCCGAAGGTTACGGCGTCGCCCAGCGTATAGGCCTGGCCTTCCTTGAAGACGCCGCGGTCGATCACTGCCGGGACGGTGAGGTCGAAGGTCTTCACCTGCTCACCGCGAACGAATTTGAGGGTCGCCTGGCGCTCCCCGGTCTGCTCGATCGACATATCGTCGAAGCCCAAGCCGGGGTCGCCGTCCTTCCCATCGACGCGACCAAGCGGGCACATCTTGCCGTCGCTCAGTGTCACGACCAGCGCACCGGTGCGGTCGATCATCGCGCCAGCGAGGCCGACGCCGTCCTTTGCAACAGGCAGCGCGGCAACAGCGCGCTCGACGGCCGATGCAATGATCGGCTCGACGTCGGCGACCGTGACGCTCTTGCCATCGACCGGCGCCGGCAGCGCCGAGACTGCGGCCGCAACCGCCGCGTCGACCGGCGCAATGACGTCGACCGGGGGCAGCGCGGCGACAGCGCGCTCAGCTTCCTGAGCAATCAGCGGGCGCACATCGTCGATCGTGACGCTCTTGCCATCGACCGGCGCAGGCAGCGCGGCGACCGCAGCAGCGACTGCTGCCTCGACCGACGGAATGACGTCGACCGGCGGTAGCGCGGCAACGGCCCGCTCGGCCTCGGCAGCGATCAGCGGCTTCACGTCGTCCAGCGTGACGCTGACGCCATCCTTCGCCGGGGGGAGATCACCGACTGCGCGCGCAACTGCCTCTGCGATGAGAGGCTCGACGTCGGCGACGGTGACGCTCTTGCCGTCGCGGGGCACGGGCAGGGCGGCGATCGCATCGTTAATCATTCGCCGAACGGTTGCTTCATCTGGGGCCGCATCCCGTGCCTCGACAATTGCAAGGCGGGCAAGCAGCGGCTTGGTAGCCCTGTCGACAGCTTCACGGACAATGATTGCTGTGGCCTCGGCCATCGCTTTGGCATCAAGCATTCAGCAACTCCCTGCAGTATTCTTTGTACAGGGCGGCCGCCGCGCGCGATTGCTCAGCAGCCTCGGCAGGAGCAGCCGGTGGTGCCGTCGCGGGCGTCATGTCACCTTGGCCTTTTGCCCACGGATCTTCTCGCGCATCGCGCTTCGCCAGCGCCTCGAGGCTGTAATTCTGCTCTTGCAGATAAGCGGTGTCGCCGCCGGTGATCGGCCCCAGGTCAAGCCTGCGCCGCGCCTCGTTGATCTTCTTGATTCCCGCCTTCGTTGCCATGGCTTCGGCTTCGACCAGCGCCTTGGTGTCCATGCGCAGCAGGCCGTCGAGGTCAAACTCGGTGCCGATGCCCATGCCCTCGCCGATGCCGAGTCCCTCATCAAGGCACAGCTCGGCAGCCTCGATCAGCGATTGCAGCGCCTGCGTATAATATTCGAGGTTGAGGCTCTCGACGTTGCTGTTCGTCGGCAGGTTGCCGATCCCCAGCTTGTAGGGCGGAACATGGAACGTTGAGCAGACCACCTCGGCGGTCCACTTCAGCTGGTCGATCAGCTCCGCATCCTTGGCGGTGACGGCCATGTGCTCATATTTCAGGCCATCGCCGAGCACGGCCACGCGGCCTGAGTTCTTGCCGCCGTAATACTCGTACCAGTTGGCTTTGAGCTCGGCTGCGGACTC